GTCAATATTACGAATAACCCGTCAATGGACCATCAATTATCAAAGGATTCAGAAAGAACACAACCAAAGACCCGAAGGTCTTTAATCCCATTCAATCTGAAAAGAACTTTGACTATGATGCACGTCTACAAAAGTCTCTGCAAGACACTTTTGAAGAGATCCATGATTTCACAGATGAACTCGTCCCTTAAACTTTGGAAGGACAGGCTTGTGAAGGAAGAAAATGTTGAAAGTAGTATGAATAAGCTTTCATTAGAGGTAAGAAATAGGGCCTTAGCGCAGTTAGAGAGAATAAAGGAATTAGATAAGAATTTTCTTGCATATCGGGAAGCTTTTATTTTAGCTTTTGGTGATATATATCAGTTACGCAATGCACCTCGAAATCGACACAATCTAATCGGTTTCGTTGCACATTGTCTAGATATTATCTATCACGGACCACGATTTACAAAAGAACACTCTCACCTTATAAGATGCGAAGCTATGTCAACCATAACTCCTCACCAGAAACTTCCGTTACCAACACAAAAATGTCCACGTAATTTATTCCAAAGCTCGACCCTAGGAAGGGCGATATTGCTGAAACAAAAGCCAGACATTGTTGCGAAGGGAACTTCCCAGTGTATTGGACGGTGGAACGAGCCACCTCAAGTTATAACTCCCGCAAGATTAAGTCTTCTGAGATCACATTGCTGTGACCTTTTGAACTTAGCCAAACGAAAGCAACCCGAGATTGCAACCGCCAAACACTCTGCCATGCCCACTACCTCACTAAAAGCGTGTATAGAAGAAACATCTAAAGAACTCGGTGTTTCAAGAGTATTTGATGCTCGAAGAGCTGAAGTAAAAGCTGAATTCTTAAGTTCATTAGATCCAGGACATTTCATTCAACTCCATTTACCTTCTCAAATTCAAAACCTTAAGTTGGCTCTCCCTAGAATATGTCATAAAAAAGCATATGAACTTCCATTCCAGAGAGTACATCCCGCACGTGTCCGACTACTGATTGATCGACAAGTACAACTCTATGAGTACTTGGAACAATGTAACTTCGTCAGAGAAATGCAAGGATATTGGATACCAACCCAAAATGAAGAAGAAGAGTTAGCAATGGTAGATTGGAACTTAGAGTATATCACACAATGGGGTGAGGCTATTGATAGGTTTTTACCATCTTACGTTTGGAGTCATCCTGAACTTAATGACCAAGAACGAAAGATGCACCGTAATTTACAATACGCTCACATCATGATGAGTTCCGACCCACTTCACTCTTTAGCAACCGAAATAGTCCAGGAGCGGTATGACCACTTCCGAACCGAAACAATCTACAACGAAATATCCACACGAGCTTCTTATCATGCTTATGTAGACTCGATAATCACCGTAAACAAGGCAAATAACTTCCTCATAAAATGTATTACCATCCCAGAACTAGGATGGAAGACACGTTATGCTTCAGTTCACCCAGCAGCATTGACTCACGTTTCAAGATGTGTGAATCAACGGCTAATTCCATTACTGAAACTAACAGCTGGATGTCGAGAATACTTACAATCAAAGACTGGTGAAATACAATTCCCCCGACAGAAAGGCAACACTTACCTATATTCTGCGGACCTAAGTTCAGCAACGGATTATCTTGATCATAAACTAGCTCAAGAAATTCTAGAAACTATTGCTGACTTATCAGGTTGGGATTTGGCTTTCAAGCTCGCGGCTCTAAAAACAGTTGGACCTATGACACTACAGGATGGAAAAGGAATCACCAAAAGAGGAATCCACATGGGACTCGGCGGATCTTGGCCGATTCTAAGTATACTCCACCACTTTATAGCGTGTCAAATATCCTCACCTAAATATTTCAGACTTATGGGTGACGATCTTATAGCACATTGGACTTTAACACAAATACAGAACTACAAATTACTTCTAGAAGAAATGGGACTAAAACTCAACGAGTCTAAATCCTTTATCTCCAAGAAATATGGTTGTTTCTGTGAACGATTTGTGTATCTAACAAAAGAACAATGCGTAGTAAAGAAAGTCACGAAGATCTCTGAAATGACAGGCGCACGTACCATTTTCGAGGCAACTGGACAATTAGCGTTGAAGACAAGTTTATTCAAACTGATCTCCGAACAGAAACCTGACAGCATTCCCATGAAAAGACTCAAAAGGAATACACTCAGAATGTACAGCAATCGTAACTTGGCAAACTATCCCGTTTGCTGGGGAGGCATGAACTTACAGAAAGTCGATGTTAAGAAAACTCAACAATATATGCTGGTAGCAGGACTAATAATGGGTTTGAATCCAAAATTAGAGACTACTATAACACCAGCACATCTTAGAGCAATAATCAAAATACCTCAAGAAGCAAAAACCTATTCGAAAACAGGAGTTACACTTGAAGATTATGAAAATGCAATAAGATATCGAGCGACAGACACTGACCGACTACAAGAACAAGCCTACACAATTGTTGCACATCCCTCTAACGCTCTGAGAAACATTCAAGTTGCCTTGAAAAAAACAGAGAAGAAAATTAGAGGTCTCCTTCAAATCGTACCATTTAGATTAGAGAAATCCCATATAAAAGATGCATTAATGAGATATCTTAAGCACACAGACGAAGCGAAAGAGAAATTTTCCAGGAGACAGCGATTATTAATTCTACACTATCTTCATACTACTTCAACGATCTCAAGATGGGAACACCTTACGAGACCTAGTCAGCAATATTTAACCAAAGATTTTCTTGCGAAAACCCCAAGCTATCTACTACCTTTAAGCCAAGCAGGATCTACTCTTGAGTGGAACAAAGGTTTAGCGTTCACAGTGCGGACTCTCCAACAAGTTGGAGAGAAAGTTGG